TATCTTTGCAATTTCAATTAACTCTTCCTGAGATAAATCTGGCAAAATTGTTATTAATGCTTTTGCAAGCATTGTTTTACCACATCCTGGCTCTCCATACAGAATTCTTTATAGGTACACCATCATGGTAAAACAATGCTTGCTTTTATTATTAATCATATTATCCTTATTCCATATTTTTATTCACAATAATATTAGTCTTCATTCATTAATTCTATAATTTTATAATATCCGTTTTCAGATTGTGTTATTAATTTTAAAGCCCCATTTTCTGATACTCGAATTTCATATAAATATTCATTAATAAACTCTTCCCTTGTTATATCTTCTGGACATTTATTATATTGTTCTTGTAAGTAATTTATAAATATATCCATACTTTGTAACATATCTTTCTTTTCTTCATCAGTAGCACTCAACTTATTTCTTTTAATCTCTAATGCTTTTATTTTTTCACTCAACTCTGTTTTCTTACTCTTAAATATGTCATTTGCTCCTTCAGAATCGTCATCTAAAAATGCTTCTGTTAATTTCGATAATTTTTTCTTATATTCTGCAATTTCCATATTAATTTGATTTACTTCTTCTATATTAGTAGACATATATAATGTAGCTTTTTTTTCTTTCTCTTTTTCTATCATCATATCTATATACTTTTTTGTAATTTTCTTGTATTCTCCAGAAATCAAATAAGGATCAATTAACGCTTCTATTTCATATTCTTGAACATTTCTATTATTACAATTTTTAGTACCATGTTGTTTCTTAGTGCTACAATTATAAAATACTCTTCCTCTATCAGTATTTCTAACATAATACTTTCCACATTTCTCGCACTTTATTTTCTCAGCAAATTCTGAACGTCCATGATATTTTCCTTGAACTCTACCAACTTTCTGTCTATTATCTTCAATCATGATTTGAACTTTTTCAAAATTTTCTTCATCAATTATCTTATCTACTTTTTCACTATCTTCAACAATCCATTTATCTCTAGTATTCAGTTCAACGATATCCTTTCCGTACATTCTAGAACTATACCATTTATTTCTTACAACTTTCCCACAATACACTAGGTTTTGTAACATACTATTAATCGTATTACCTCTCCATCCATTGCCTTTTCTATTTTTTATACCTCTTTGATCTAATTCAGTAGCAATTGCTCTTCCACCATAACCTTGTAATCTTAAATCAAAAATCAATTTTACTATTTCAGCTTCTTCTGGTATTATTCTTAGCGAATTTTCTTCCTTAATATATGTGTATCCATACAACTTCATGCTTCTAACAGTTCCTTCTTTAGCAGATTGCATATTTCCGAATCTAACTTTGTCGCTTCTGCTAATACTCTCTTGCTCAGCCATAGAAAACATAAAATCTAGCAACATTTTTTCACTTTGATTCTCTGTACTTTTATTTAAATCCTCAAAATATACATATACTCCTTTATCTCTTAATCTAGTTATTATTCTACTTACCTCAGTATTACGAGCAAATCGTGAACTGTCTTTCACATATATTAAATTAAATTTTGGAGTTATATCTGCATCAACTACATAGTCGATACTAATGTATTTCTTTCTTATTTCGGTTTCTCTAACTTTAACCTCCTTTTTTATAATCCCACAATCTTCAAGCATTCTATTAAACGCCTCACGCTTGTGAAAATCAGTACCACTTGTTCCTCTATCAGCATAGATTTCAACTAACTCGAAATTATTTTTTTCACTTAATTTTTCTTTGAAATAAGCTTGTTGTGCTTCAAAGCTTTGTTCTTGTTCCTCACTTTTAGTTGATACTCTGCAATAGCAGGCTACTTTTATTAATTTTGTTTCCATCTTTATACTCCCACTTTCTTTAAATGGGCGTAACTTAATATATATTAATTAAATTATACCCATCTTAATTTTTTTTACAAATAAAAAGAGCAATAAAGATTTCTCTCTATTGCTCTTTTTTTATACAATCTCTGCTAAAGCTATGTGCTGATTTTTATATAATTTTGGACATAATAAATAATAGTTATTTTAAAACTGTATTATCTATGCTATCAACATAATCTTTATCCATTTTAATTATATTTTCTACTCCGTAAATATATAGTTTATCTGAAACTTTTAAAATTGTTCTGTTTCTATTTTTCATCAAATCAACTCCTTAACATAAATATAATAAAAGCATTCTTGTTAATAAGAATGCTTTTTATAGTTATATATTCATACTGCCAATTAATTCTATATGCTTATCTAAAGTTCCTTTTTTGTATGCATGTTTTATTGTATCAATTGGCTCTCTAATCTTTAAAAATTCTATTGTAGTATCTGTTTCCATCATAAATCCACAATCAATAATATCACTCACATATTCTGTAAATAATGAAACTTCTTCAAAATAACATGCCATATTATAAATTAATTCTTCCATACTCTTAGATTCTTCTATTGGGTTTCTATATTTTTGTTCAACTATGCTCATTTGTTCTGACATATCAGGTAAAAAACTAACTAATCCATTTTCATTACATAAGCTAATACAATCTCCAGATTGTGGGTTGAGTATACCTATTTGCATTTTTGAGTTTATTTTGTCACGATAGGAATAGGATATTACTGTTGTATCAAGTTTTTCATTATTCTTCGTTTTTTTTGTAAAAGTAAAGGCTTCTTTCCATATTCTTAATATGTCAGCAGTATTCGATATACCTTGTTGTTTTAACATATTATTAAAATTCTCTATAAATACCCAATAACCCATACCAGCCATCCAACCAAAACTCGGATGAAATAATTTTGAATACCTGTCTTCATATAATTTAATAGAATTTTCTTTAAGTGTTATTCTAGAATCTGTTGCAATCATTGAATAATTGTTCTTTATAATTGATGCTACTACTGACATTTCTATTCCTCCCATAAAGTATAAACTATTACTATTTTACATCTTTATGGACAAGTAGTAAATATTTTGTATAAAGTTTAATCTTATGTTTTTATCTTTTAAAAAGTAAAACTCCAATTGCTCCTATAATGACTCCACCAATAGTTCTCCATAACCAAGTTCCATTACCCTCTAATTTACTTACTCTAGTTTCTAAATTCTTAACATCCACTTCTAACAAAGTTTCTATTTTGGTTAATCTTTGTAAAATAGATTGTGTTGTATTTTCATCCATTAGTTATCCTCCTTTCTATACACCACGTAATGATATCAGTTGATTATCTAATATTTTTGTGCCTGTTGTTGAATCAGTAAAAGTTACATATATTGATGTAGCAGTTGTAACATTAGCATTTTTAATTGTACAACTTGCATTAGTTTTCTTAGTAATAGTAATTTTACCTTGACTTAATAACGATGCTCCAACACTATCAAAAGCATATATTAGATTAATATTACTACTTGTATCAACTCCATTTGTTGTTTGTGTTGCTGTATAAGTGCTAGAACTTGCTAATTTCAAAGTAGTTGTATTTGACCATGTACCACTATAGCTTATAACAGGTGTTACTGGTTTAGCAGTTATCATTAAATTACATGAAGCAGTAACATTCATGAAATTACAACTTATAACACAACTTCCTACTAATAATGCTGTTACTTTTCCAGTAGAATCTACACTTGCTATTGTGGGGTCACTTGATGACCATATGAGAGTAGGATTTGATACTGTTACATTATTATCAGTTGCTATAGCTGTTAATTGATATGATGCAGTCTCTTGCAATGATTGACTATTGGAATTTAAAGTAACAGTATATACATGAGGATTATATATCTCAGAGAATCTTCCTGTTATAATCAAAATTCCTTCTTTGGAATCATCAATCGAAATTGCATCATATGAACCACCTGCATATATAATTAAATTATTTTGAGTTGATATGCTAGTATATTTACATGAAGATTTTGGAATTATAAAATTATACTGGTCATGTACTTCGGTTATTTGTTGCCCTTGTGCATATACACCTTTTACTTTATCTACTACAGCGTATACATCTTTTTGAGTAGTCTGAAAAGTAATTTTTAATACTTCTCTAAATACTCCTTTTGTATACATACTATTTACTGTTTTTTCAGTATCAATAACCATATGTAAGGTATCATTGAAAGTAATATAATCTCCTTGCTTTAATGGTTTATCTGTAATTATATATTTTAAATCATATTTATTTTCGCCACTATCATTTTCCTCACAAATTAAAAATCTACATTCGGTATCATTTACTTTACCATCAGTACCATCTAATCGTATAAGTTGTTTATACATTATATCTGTTTGATTTTTCATACAGAACCTCCTAAAAATACTTTAAAAAAGGCTTAGGAAGTAATCTTGTTATATCTTCACTCATAATATGTTTAGCTGAATAAGTGATACTTTCATTACCTTTTTTAAATTCAGAAATTCCATTTGGTAAACTATCTAGTTCTTCTATCCTTGCAATTAATTTCTTAATCGCATATGGGAAATTTTCCTTAATTTCATCATCTGTATAATCTTTATTTAAATAATTCCTAATTAATATAACTGCCTGTGCGATTTCATCTTCATGGTCAAAATCTAAAAAAAAGTCTATCATTATTACACCTCCTAAAAAAATTAGGAGAAAGGCTACTAAATAACCATTCTCCTATATGTATTAATTATATTATTTCTTTGCATCAGTTATTGAAGTATAAATACCATTAGCTTTGTTATCTAATACCCAAATATCATGATATTTTCTATAATCCATTGAATAACCATTAAAACTTTGGTTAATATCTGGTGTGAATATTCTCATAGTATCTGTTTTAGAAACAGCTATAGGAACTTCTTTAGCTACTAAAATAAAGTTAATTGCTAAAGCATCAGTATCTTTAACAACTCCACCCGCTTCTTGACCTGCTGTTTTACCATCTTGTAAAGTAAACTTTGTGAATAGTCTATCAGAAGTAACTGGTAATAATGGTACTCCATCAATAGATACAACTTGAGTATCTACACCACCAACATTAAAAGTTGAAGGACTTAATTGACCTGCCATAGCTTTTTCTAACTCATTTTTGAAAGCATATGAACAATGACATACTAATTGACCAGTAAATCCTTTATCTCTTATTTGGATAATTGCATTTTTAATATGGTCAAGTGCTGTAGATTTAGCAGGAGTATATCCATATTCAACCATTCCACTTGCAATTGATGTACTTGCTAAGAATGAAAGTCTAATAGAGTCTAATTCTGGAACTACTTTAGTTCTTTGGAACTCAGTCATAATGTTACCTGCTGTTAAAACAAAACCTGTTTCATCAACATCATTAACATCAATATCGAATCTTCTTGCTCTATCATATTGCATACTTCTTGTTTCATATGAGAAATTAACTGCTCCACCAACATATCCAGTATTTCCACTTCTACCATAGTTAGCAAGTCCATCCATATCTAGTTTAGGAATCTTTATTTCTTTACCGCCAGTATATTTAACTTGACCAGCGTTTGCTTCCATCCATCCAGTTACAGCTTGTTGTACCATTGATTTGTCTAAGTTAGTTTGAAATTGCTTTGCGTATTCTATTGTGTTCATTAAAAATTACCACCTTTGTTTAAAATATTTGTACTTTCGCACTATGTCTTGTTCTTTAACGTCTGCAATTACAAAAAGACATAATAAAAGCACTAGTTAAGCGAGATATATCATTTCACTCATTTAACTAGTGCTTTCTAAATAATGATGTTATTTAACACCCATAATTTCGTTTAATTGTGCTAATAAAGGGTCTTTAGTTACTTCTTGATTTGGAGGTGTCCAAGCATTGTCTCCAAATTTACTTTTGACTCCTTCTTGTATTGATGAATTTATTAACTCAGCTATTTTATCTATTGTTGAATTGTTTTCTTCATCGTTATCTGTAGATAGTTTAATTAAATCAATTAAATCTGATTTAATTCCTTTATCCGATAATACTTTTGTATACTTAGCTTTCATTTCTGATTTAGATTTTTCAGCTTCCATATCAGCAAGTTTTTTCTCCAACTCTTCAAGCTTTATTTGTTCTGGGGTTTTACCTTCATTTGATTTTTTCTTAAGTTCTTCCTCAATAATTGATGGAAGTGTTTTCTCTTTGAATGCAGCAACACCTTTACCAATTCCACTATCTAAACTAGATTGATAATAAGACTTTGCTATATCATTATTTTCAAGAATATTTTTAAATTGATCTAATCCAATTGCATTTAAATCAAAAGTCTTAGTTAATCCTTCAACTCCTTGTATAGTTTCATTTACCTCAGTATCTTCTGCCATATCTTTTAATAATTCTAAAAGTTCTGATTTTTTCATTGTAAAAACTCCTTTCGTCCAAGTAAGTTGCATTAACTGCCCCAAACAAGTACCTTAAAATTTAATTTTGAACATAAAAATAAGACTATAAGGCTAGTCTTCAACCACTTCCGAATACAATGGGCTGTTAAATCCACGACAGCATGGGTGGATTTCATCTGGACAATCGTCTATATCAAATATTTTTCCATGAATTTCCTCACACACACTACACGTTATACTATCGAGGATTTCATTTCTAACTATTTTTTTAATTCCATTTGCTTTAGCATATTTTATAAAAGCTTGATTCTCACTTCTATTTAATTCAGTCTCAGCTAAAACTAATACATTGGTTTTATTTTGTTTATATGTTTTATCAATTTCATCTTTAATTGTATTAACATCTATATTGCCATCAGTAAAATCTGATATTTTGCTATATAGAAAATCACCAATTTGTTGCTCATTATTTATAATCCTTGTTGTATAAAGTTCACCTTTATGTTTTGTATTAACTATTTTTTCAACTTCTTTTAAAGAATAATCATAGTTATAAAATTTAAAAGTGTCTTTTATACCCTTAATCAATATTGCTGTTATAACTGATTTAGAAAGGGTTGTTTGCTTGTTAGTGAAATTCACTATAAACTTCTCAAATTTTTCATTTATATCATTCTTTTCCGAAACAGTTAAGTCCATAACATTATCTTTAATTTTATATAACAAAAGAATAAAGGCTAACTCTTGCAATAGCTTGTCTTTATTCTCCTTTTGCAAATCATATATTTTTTTAAGTTCTTCATTACAACTATCATATAAATTTTTAATGAAATCTTCTTCTTCTTTTTTAGTAAAATTAAATTGCATTAGTCTCACCACCATCATGAGAATGTTGATCTCCATAATTTAATTTAGGAGGTGCTTGATTTTCTGCAATTTCTTTATCTTCGGCTAATTTTCTTTCAAATTCCTTACGTCCATTCTTAACAAATGAAAGCTGATTTAATCCTGTCTCAGCAGATAATTTGTCTCCCAATTGACTTATAATTTGAGCCATCGAAACATCGTCCTGTGGAACATTCATAGTAAAGTTAATCATTATATCTCTATAATCATAATCAGTATTATCTATTTTATTTAGATACTTAAATAATAATCTAAGTCTATTTTTAATAGCATCAGCTAAACACTTTTGCTCTAAACCTATCTTATTTCTTAAATTTATGATTCTTGATAGAATTGCCACTCCACTTAAATTTGACTGAAGGTTCTCGTTTGAATTGATACTTTGTGATACTTGATAAATATAATCCTGAATCTTCTCAACTAATTTATGAACATATTCTGGATTAACTTCTTTAGTCATAAAATCAATATCAGCAGTATCATTTGGTAATTCAAATACTTTAAGTTTATTTGCTTTTTCAATAAAATCAGCATCTATTGAAAGATTTTTGGCTTTAAAATAACAATCACGAAAATCTGAATCGTTATTCACCCAGTTAGACATCACAAGTTCTAGAGCATCTTGTAACTCTTTTATATCCTTAAATAATGTTCCAAATATATCATCATCTAATTGTGCAACTGAAACTGGTACTCCTAATAAAGCTTCTTCAATACTACCTATTTGAGTATCAAAATCATTTTTAAAATGACGTATTCCATCATCACAATAGCAATCTATGTATAAATCATCTTCTAATTCCTTATAGTAGAAATATAAAAACATTTCCACTTCTCCTTCTTCATTACAATAAGCAATAGAGTTATAAGGATTTGATACTTTAAATCTCAATTCTTGATTACCGTCTTTATCTTTATAAACATAAGCAATTTCAAAAGCCTTTCCAAAGATAAGCATATTTTTCATAAATATTGTATCTAAAGATGATTTTTGTATTTGAATATTTTTTTCTATTTTAGTAATACAATCTTTAATATCATTTACATGAGTGTATTGAATTGGAACACCTACCCCGTACGCTACGTGTTCACAAATAAATTTTTTGATATAATTGATTTTTGCTTTATTATTTTCTCCAAAGTTGGCATATGGATAAGCAGTATCTATTTTAGTTTTACCCTTATAGTAATTTAACATTTCTTGATACATAGGTTTTAAACCATCATATTTTGTTTTAAGCTTGCCTGCTATTTCTTTATTAAATATCAATTACATTTCACCCCTTTCTTTACATAAAAATAAAGCTAGTGCAATCCCAATAGCTTTTTATCTATAAATCTTATTTTTCCAGTTTTATATATTGAATAATTCATAACACTATATCTGAAAGCATCCAATCCATGATTGAACTTATCAATGGCTTTATTTAAATATTCATTGGTTTGTTTATCCTTAACAAATGTATAATTCTTCAATTCCTCTTGAATCATCTTACATTTTGGATGAACATATATTTTATATTGTTGTATAAGCTGAATACCATTCATGATACTATCTTTACCTTTTGTTGCTCCACAAATTCTTTTACAACCCATTCTGCGTAATTCCTCAATACTCTTCGGTTCTGAACTATCACAAACTATTCGTTCTCCTATAACTCCATGTTCAGAATACATTTTATATATGTCTTCATTAGTCATATGTTTCTCGAAATGTTCGTCATAAATCCAAATTTCCCTTGTAGTTTCATCAATTACTGAACAAATCAATGTTGTATAGTCATTTGTGTACCCAAAGTCAGTACCAAATATTGCAACCCTACTATCTTTTTCCTTTAATAATTCCTTATAATTAAAGGCTTTTTCTTCCCAATTTGTATATATTAATTTGTCAAGTGAAGCGAACTCACCTAAAGCATATATACGGTAGTATGCAGGATTTATTTTTTTCATATCTTCTAAGTTCTGTAAATAATCCGCATCACAAAACTTATTATCTAAATATGTAGTATGTAATATCATTGTATTATCAGGATTATATGTAGGTTCATCAGCAAACCATCTGGGATATACCCATTTTGTTTTAGAAACTGGGTTAAAACTTATAAATACTTGATTATTTTTCTTCTTCTTATTTCTAAGTCTTATACATAATTGGTCAAAATCAAATTCTTCTAACTCTGTTGCTTCTTCACACCAAATATCGGATATTCCACTAATTGATTTTATCTTTTCTGGGTCATCTAGCCCTTTAAAAATTAATCCACTACCATTAGGAAGTGTTATTGTCATATCTGTTTTATTGATTTTACATTCGTCATATATCCCCCATTCACTCAATCTTTCTTTAAATTCCTTAAATACAGAGTCTTTCAATGAGTTTCCTGTTTTTCTTACTACTAAACATAATCTATTTGGATCAGTTAAGTATTTATATAATATTTTTTGTGTTATAAATACACTTTTCCCAGAACCACCCCCACCATAATAAACTTCAAATCTGTTTTTATAATCAGTTAAATGTGTAAGATATGCTTCATTAAATATCTCAGCATCAATCTCTATATTTGTATTAGCCATTATGTTTCCTCCTTTCCCCTTTTGTTTTGAAAAAATATTTTTCTTAATAGATAGCGGGCAATTTTTTCCAATTTAGAACCCCACCGTACCCGTTAATTTAATTCATAGTCTTTTTATACCTAGAGTGATAATCCCTCTGTGCGAGCCTAATAAAGCCATTTAAAGCTATAAAGCAATACTAAATTTAAGCATAAAAAAAGGACTACAAAACATTTTTTTATAATGTTTTTATAATCCTTCTAAATATTTATATGAAATTAATAAAAGAGTACCTTATTTAGATACTCTAATTAATTTTATTTTCATTTTTAACTATATCAACGTACTTCTTCAAAGTATTTCTACTAATATTATGCTTATTCATTAAATCTATTTGCTTAATACTTCTATCATTTATAAATGATGTTATATCTGATTTTAGTTCTTCTGACATCTTATCAAGTTTTCCACTAACCCTACCACTCTTCTTGTCCGAAGCTTCTATACCTTGCTTAATACGCTTTACTATTATTTCACGTTCCTGTTGTACTCTATCTAATTCAACTATTAATAATAACTTTATAGTGCTTTCAAGTGCAGTCTTAGCAACTAAATTTTGCTCATTTGCTACTCTTGTTAAATTCTTTATATAATCAGTTCCAACTGTCATATTATCTATAAATACAAGGTTTATTCCTTTATTCATAAGTTCCATATATTTTTTATAACCCTCTTCAGCTTCTCTCGTAAATCTGCTTATTTCCTTAAATACAACTGTATCACCTTCATGTAATATACTTTCAAGCTTCTTCCATTGAGTTCTATTAAATGTACTACCTGTTGTATCATCTTTGAATTGCAATAAGTATTCAATACTATTACTATTTGCATATGCTTGTAAACTCTTCTCTTGCCTATTAAATGACTGTTTATCACTTGTTTCCTTGGTAGATATTCTCATGTAACTATAAATATTATTACTCATATTCTCACACCTCATATTATTATTTTGTGTCAATTAAACTATACTTTATTTGATACTTTAATTATACTGTCATTTAATCTATAAGTCAATATACTCTGACGCTTTTATAATAAATATTTTAATAAATAGTTTAATTGACACTTTTATAATGAGGTAGAAAAAATACTACATTAATTAATAGATTCTATTGCTTTATAATGGCATTTGGTATATAATTATATGTGTAGTATTATATAATTTTTTAATCAACAAAATAATTAGTCTTCTTCTTCAGTTATTCCCTTAATTCCGACACTAATTGTCTTATTGGTTTGCTCAACCTCTGATTTATCTACCCATTTATAATTATTTTTGAGTGTAAATATAGCACCAGCAGGGTTCCCATTCTGAAATAATCTGTCTTCATAGCACATTTCAACATAAGCTTTCGCCCTTTTTATCGTGTCCACAATCTCAGCTTTCGCACTATCATCTAAACTCTTCAATCGTCCATTAATCAAGCAATCTTCATAGTTTATCAAGCCTTGTCGACTTAAACCTAAAGCATAAGCTATTCCAGTTACCTTTGGATATTCTTCATTTTCTTCGCATTCTTTGAAGTATTTATCAATTATTTTTGCAATTTGCTTTGCATTTTCATATTTTGCAGGTTTTGTTTTCCACTTCATACAATCTCACCTCCTTCTGATCTAACAGTATTTTATTTCTTATCATATGACTTATTGTAAATAAACATTGTAATATGTCCATCTCTAAATTCATTGTTTATTCTTAATGATTGGATAACAATATCATCATGTGACTTCACCTCAAACGGAGTTGTTAGCTGTGGCATTATAGGGCATAACTCACCATTAATTTCAATAAAAGGTATGTATCCATGACTTGCTCCACCAAATATAACATCTATTCTTAAAGCAGATAATATTTCCCCCTTTGGAACTAGTTCTATGTATTCATCCGTTAACTTTATATTATTATCATCATATTGAATAATTTGTGAATCTCTAATTGCTATCGTCTTTACTTTATCCATTATTTGTTTACCTCCTTCTTATTTTTAAACATAATAAAAGACCTAGAAAATTAATTCTAAGTCTTTATAATATATTATAAGTAAGTTTCTCTTACCTCAATGTTATTTTTACTAATTCTATTCTTTAAAGTATTTGTAAACTCACCTAAATTAACTAACCAATTCATTCTAAATGATAATACTTTTATATCACCACTTTGAGATTTATAATTGATTACTAAATAATGAGTTTTCTTTACTTTCTTTTTATTTCCAATACCACTCATTCCACCAATAACAGCACCTAGACCACCTATAAGAACTCCCCCTATAATTGCTCTACCAAGTACACTTTTATCTTTTTCACTAATCATTTCATTATGAATAGTTGCACAATCTATTAACTGGTCAAACTTAATGTGAACTATTGGTTTATCTTTTGAAAGTGTTGGTGTAATAGTTAAAGTATTATTTATATCATCAATTTTTAATTTAACATCCATTTCTTTTAAATAAAAATCAATTCCTTCAACATGAATTAAATTTATTTCATTCATATAGACAACAACTCCTTTTTTATAACTATTATACACAATTAATGAAAACTATACCATTATTTTACGTCTTGAATATATAGGCGACTTACATCTTCTAGCATCACGTTTGCTTTTGTGAGTTCAGTGTCTAAACGCTCTATATAATCCTCATTTGCAAAAGTGAATTTAATTTTAAAAGATTTACCTTCTTTTTTACCAAATACATTACATTGTTTCATAATAATCTCTCCTTATATTTAATGTTTACAAAATTACAACCGTAAACACATTGTAATTACTGCATTACGGTTGTTACAAAATTTTATTTTTAATAAGGTTTAATACAATCTATAAACCTTTTATTTATATCTCCATTTACTTGAGCAACCAAAACTGGAGTGCCTACACTTAAATTTAACCCTGCTCTTGATGGCAATTCATAAGTTTCACCATTTATTAATTGAACTTTATATATGTCATTTCCTAATACTTCAATTATTGCTCCTTCAATATGGGTATTTATAGTAAACATACTTTTAAATACTTTTCTAGCTATAGTCTCAACTAATTCAGTTAAAGTATTTGATGATTTTTCTTTTTCAACATTCACATCAAGTTTATCCATATCAACGAACCTCCTATTTAGCTTTTTAATACTGCCTTTTGATTTGCATATTCAACTATACTATTAAATGTTGCTACTGGGTCATCTGTAGCAGTCATTTCTATTTTATCTATTTGATAATTAGTAATAGAACTTGTACTATTTTTATTTACTACTGTTCCTAATTGTGAACTTAAATTTGACATACCAAAACTACTAAGACTACTAAGATTAATACTAGATAGTTGTGAAAATAATTCTGGATTATATAATTCTGACATTTTAGCATAATCATAAATTGGATTCCTAGAATAGTCATATAATGGGTTCTTAGTTATATCATTAGCATTCGAATTATATTTAGCTTCATAGTCAGATAATGAAGTTGGATTAGTTAAAGGATTGTTCTTTTCATTTTTATACATATCCTCTTTTGTCTTAGTCCAATCAGCAACACTTTGTTTATATTTCTCCATTTGAGATAGAGCTGAACTAATATCAACACTTGCATCAACATCAATTCCCATAGCTGAACTCATTTTAACAAAGTCTTTATAAGCTTCTTCACATGAAAGTAAAGCTGTTTTAATTAAATCTTGCATTTGACTTGATATATTAACTATATTGGTATATCTAAAGTCATATATTAGTTGTAACATTTCTAAGAATTTATCTGTAAATGTACTATACTTAATAGCAAAATTTGTTAAACTATCATATTGAGCCTTTTGAGAATTATTCTGTAAAGTTAATATTGCTTTTTCAAATGCTTCTTTAACTGTTAGCATTTTATTAGAATATTTAACCATAATATCTAACTTATCTTGTAAGTTATCATTATATTTTTGTAATTCTTCTTTTACTTTAATTTCACTTTGATTATTAATAAGGTCATTGTTCTTATTACCATTAATTTTTCCATAGACATCTTTTGTTCCATCTGCTGAAACTGTAGTATTATCTAATAGAGTATCAGCCATTTTATCAAGTCCAACAGTTGCTTTCATTGTACTTAATTCTTTATATTTCTTCTCTATTTCTTCAAAGCTTTTATTAGTATTATCAACAATAGTCTTCCAATTATCTCCATATGTTTTTATATATCCATCCATTTCTTTTTGGATTAAATCATTCATATCTGAGTAATGATTTTCTAAAGTTGTTTTTTCTAATTCTTGACTTTTCTCTAATACCTTTTGTTGTTTATCATAACTATCTTTTTTAGTATTTAAAATAGTTTCTTCATCTGCTTTTTGTTGCTCTAAATCAGACTTTTTCTTCTCATAATCTTGGTCTTTAACATAAGTGTCATAATCCTTTTTAGCCTTATCATATGTATCTTGAGCAGTTTTTACATTCTCTTCATTAACTACCCATTCAAAATCCCAAACCCCTGTTTGTTCATTCTTTTTATATTGATAAACTGATTTGTCATTTTTAGCCTTATCTAAAGCAATTTGTGCTTCTGTTAATGATTTCTTTTTCTCAAGTAAATCATTTTCTTTCTTTTCTGCATCATGTGTCTTTTCAAGTGCTTTTAATTCTTCATCTATATCAGATACTCTTTGTTTATGAATATCTTCGTAGACTTGTTGAAAATCAGTTCTATTATTATAAGATTGTTTTTCTAAATCATTTAATTCCTGTTGTTTTACTTTTATAGCATCCAATGCTGAAACATTATCACTATTATCATTTGCCCTTTCTTGTAAATCAGAAATTTCATTATTTATTTGTTCTTTCTTATTTGAAATATAACTATTCCAATCACTTTCAGAAACACCGAATATAGTTTTAGTTAAATCATTACTATCTTTCTTCTGTTTAACTTCTAACTCTATTTGTTTTTCTTTTTGCTCTGTTTCAAAATATTTTTTTAATGTGTCTTTTTCAATATCTTTTAATTGCTTTTGCAAATCTGCAACTGCTAATTTTTCATCCCTTAATTCCTTTGAAGCTGAAAGAGTTTTTGCAGTTAATTCTTTCTGTGCTTCACTTGTAGATACTGTTGTATTTTTTAATTTGTCTAATTGAGACTGTGCTTCATCAGCTACTTTTCTTTGTTCTCCTAATTTTTTATTTATCAAGTCAACTCTTTGTGTTGCATTAGAACCGTCTGCATCTCCAAGCATTTTAATATTATAGTCTATTTCACCTATATTATTTTCAATTTGATTTTTGGCATCATTGTAAATGTCTAAAACATCTTGAACTTTTTGTTTTTCTTCTTTAACAAGTGCTTCATGTTCTTCTTTAGCTATAGTCTCAGCAGACTTTCCAGAACCTTTACCCTTTTTAGTGCTTGTATCTGGATTAGCACTTAAATATCCTCCACCACTTTTTGATGGAGCAGGTAAACTCATTGAATTATATAGTTTATCTATATTGTTAATTCCTGCTTGTAATTCGCTTATTTGGTCATTAGCATTTTTTATTCTTGCATCACTTGAACGTTTAGCAATCATATATTCTTTTTCTGCTTGATTTGCTCTATCTGGCGATGTATCATAATTTCCATTTTCGTCTTTATGTGAAATTACTGAGGATGCTTCTTCCAAACGAGCCTGCATTAACTTCTGAATTTCTGCTATTTCACTTCTATAATATTGAATACGTTGTAATGTTTGAGTATAAGTTAAAGAAGTATTATTGTATTGCCATGTTGCATTGCTTTTTTCGTCTGCCAATTTTATTTGGGTAAGTGTTTCAACGGTTTGTCCTTCTGAATTTAAATAACTAATAGTATCTTGAATCAGTACTTGATTAGTTATATAAACTTTACCATTAGAATCCATTTCTGTACTTAAATTACCGACTTTGCCTTGTAATTGCTCCACTATGGAAGATAACTCTTGTTTTTGTTCAGCACTTAAATTTTCTTGAGATTCTAAATTTTGATATTCAGAATATAAACTTTGAACAGTTTCAATATATTTTTTATATTCTTCTGTATTTGCTTCAACATTTTCTCTTTGGTCAATTTGAGCCTTAGTTTCAGCTTTAATTTTATCAACTATATTTTGATTAACAATTTGACTTTCTACTTGTTGTAATTGTTGTATCTTACCTGTAGTTTCATCAACTGTCATTCCTGCTTCTTTTATTTTTTTTATTTGTTCATCAATCTTACTTGTAACTAAAGCAATTGATTGTGCCTTAGTAGCACCACCTTCCATAGAGTAGAAACTATTCTTATCTGGTTCTGGTGCTTCTTCTAATTTTTTACGTGTATTAATTAAATCAGTAAGTGCTTTTTGTTCTTGTCTCATTTTGTCAGCAGTTTGGGAAGCTGTTTTAGTATCTCCATTTGATAAAGCAGTATTAACACCCTCTAAAGCTTCACGTAATTCCTTAGATTGTTGAGTTAATTCGGCTTGATGTTCTTTATAAGCTGTAAACCCTGCAATTGCAACACCCACAACAGCCGTAATTGCTGTAAGTAGAGTACCGATTGGGGTAGCCATAAACGCTAATGCATTTACTGTTGCTCCTTTTAAACTTGTCCCTAGAAATG